GGGACGTTAGTCACTAAGTGGAAACCTTGTCCGTATGTTCTATCGTTAACCATAGTAAATGCCTGTTGTCTATTACCTTCAGGTTTTAGCGATACATGGATCCAGACGGATACACGCCCACCACTGTTTCTATACTCAAGAATGATTTGGTTATATGGTATCGCTCTTTCGAGTTGAGAAGCCAATTCATAAGTAGCGTTAATTCTTTCTACAGTGCCACCATCGACAAGAACACCAATATCAATAGCACAACCTTTATTGTGATCAGATGACGGTGATCCAATTCCACGAGATGTAGCACGGAATCCAGAGTTGATTCTCCATCTTCTGTTATACCCACCAATACCTTCTGGTAATACAGCAAGCGCAGGTTCTAGTAGATTCTGTGCGAGGTTTGCCATGTTACAGACAATCTGCTGTTTGGTCATAAAGATATCTGGACCACTTCTCGTTTCCTTAACCATCTGTGAAGCAAGAAGGTTTGGACCATTCACCCCACCATCAATCATCATACCAAGTCTAAAGTTTGGTGATACGACAAAGTCATTGCCGAAGTTTTCAACACCTTGGATAACATCGCAGGAAGCAGGAGTTTCAACTTGAATGCCACCAGTAGGAGCAGGGGCAGCTTCTTCAGCGACTGGTGGAAGCGCAGTTGGTGAACCTGATTCACCCAATTCAAACGAACTTCTACGTCCTTCTGGAGTATCGAATTCATCAGGGGTTTCTGCTTTAGCAACTTCTTCAAATTCACGCTCTGGTGGTTGTAAGTAGTCAAATCGTTTTTCCAAAGGACTATCTGCAGGTGTTCTAGTATATTCAAGGCTAGGAACGCCAGTAGCACCTGAGGCACCATTACCAAATTCACCACGAGAGTAATCAACATTCATCTGTCCTGTTGACAACACGTCCATGGTAGAAGTTGAATTCAAATACATTCCATTTGATAGAACGCTAAACTGGTTTGTGGCTTCGTTATACCAAGCACCTTCAACTTTGTGGTTCGCATTACCTTTAACAGTAGTAGTCCAATCACCATCAACTTGAAGATTAAAGTTACCACCAACCTTCATTGTTGTATTGTTATGGACTCCGATATCAAGATTGTTTCCAACTTGAACCGTAGCATTATTAGCTACCTGTACATTAGCATCAGAGCGAGCATAGATGTTAGTGTCACCATCAACTGTAATGTTGCACTCACCATTAACGTGAATACATCCATTACGTTCCATAATCCAAAACGCATCACCAACGATATAATTTACTTGGGTTCCATTAGGATCAATTTCAGTAAATGTTCCTGTTCTGTGGTAAGTATGAATACGCTCTTGTCTTGGAGTATCATCAAATTCAATAATGTGACCAGACTCAGTTTCTGTCACATGGTTATATGGATATTTGGCTCCATAAGGAATTTCTGGTTGATCCCATGCACCACCAACAACACCCTTCGGAATGCCTCTTTCACGAACGCCATCTTTCTTAATAATTACAGTTCCATCAATTATACCACGTGCTAAACGATTAGTGTCTGGTTCATTGATGTATTGTTCAAGAGGATATTTGTTGTTTGGATCACGGAAACCTGTCTCAGCAGAACCAGTTTCAATCGCTCTTGCGCTTGGTCCAGCTTGGAATGTTCCTGGAGTTGATTGTTCACCAACGGCAACAGGTTCTGTTACAGGAGGAGTTCCTGCAGTTCTAGTTGGTGCATCTGGTGCAGCCAATCCATAGAAATACTCATAGTATTCTCTTTTTATGGCAGCAATGTCAGCTGTGTTATTACCAACTGCACGTTTGGCAGCATAGAAATATCCAGGGTGGTCTTGTGGACCAACACTTGATGGAACACGATCTTTGAAATATAGAGCAGCAATTAAAGCAGAAACATTAATGTCAGTGTTTAATGTTTCAGGATCGTTCACAATATCAATGTTAAGACCAAGTTCTGTACCCAGTCTTTGATAACGCTCATAATTAGAACGACCAGTTAGCTGAATAAAACCACGCCCATAAAAACGTCCACCATCTGCATCGTTTCTGTTTCCAAGGAAGTTTGCGCCACGTTGAGTTGGACCATATGCCCATGAGAAGAATTCTTCACGAGTAATGTTTTTCCTTGGCGCACGTGAATAATGTTCTGCGTCAGCATCTGATGCAAATCTATAAACTTGTTTAATTCTACTAAGTGAGTAGTTATACGATTCTTGTTGGGGAACCCATTTAGACTCACCACCACAAATACCGAGAACTGCTGCTTTTTGTTCTTTGGTAGTCAATCCAACTTGATCGCAGGCAGCGATTATAGCACGAATACCTTCGATCGCTTTATTTCTATCAGCACCAGAATTTTCTGGTGGAACTTGCGGAATGTCGTTGTTTACTGGTGTAGAAGATGGTGGAGTCGCAATATCAGATTCAGAAGGTAATGTCCTGACTGTCTGCCCACTAGCCTGTGCTGCAACTGCAGTTTCAGATCCAGCAACAGCTGTCGGCTGACGTCTGACTATTGATGATAATATTAGATCTGATAAATTACTTGGTACAGGACTAAACGTGATGATGTTTTCACGATATTCAGTAACTGGATTGTTGATAGTTATTGTGGTTGGACCATCGATAGAAACAATAAATGTATCTTCTGGTAATGCGTAACCATCCAGACGCATATTTGGTGATAGTGGTCCAGTTAAGTTAGACGCTATACCGTTTGGATCAAAGAATGTTAACTGATTGCCAGTGACTGGTCCAGGAATTGTTCTTAGAACAATATCTTCGATTGGTGTTGTTGGATCAAGTGAATCTGGATCTAGACCAATAGGTAGAGGATTCGTTGATAGACCACCAAGTGTTCCTAGAATAATAGGGTTTTGTTTGTCACCGTCGGCAAACACCACCATCACTGTCGTTCCTTCAACTGGTCCAACTGGTGATGTTCCGATACCATTCATTGAAGCAGATTGAATAGGTGAAACTGCATATGCCCATGGAAGATCAGCAGTAGGCAACGCTGATTTATCATGAGTATGAACACCAACAATCCTAACTTGGCATCTACCAAGTTGAAGTGGATCTAATCTATTTTCTACAACGCCATAATACATCATTAGTTAAATTTCCCATTTGGATTAGCGACAGTAGAATCTTTGATCAATTCTATGTAGCAAGTGTGTCGCTCTTTTGTGACAAAGTGATTGATAGCAGCAACAAGATATTTACCACCAAGTACACGATCTTCAGAATCATCTTCTCCTACAGAATAAGGTTCTGATCTACTTAAATTTAGTTTAACTGTTTGTCCAACTGTATAATCAGTTCTTCCTGGAACTTCAATTTCAATCTTTCTATCTTCTGCTAAAAACAGAGTAGAAACTCTTTCTTGAAAATGGTTAAATTCTTCATTACCACCATCAAACCCAGTGAAGCTATTAGAAAAGTCAGTAGTAGTAAAGATTTTTGATGCGTTTTTAATAACAGCATTTTTACTAAATGGTTTATTCTCGTTCGTATGTCCCTGAGAATTCCACACATCATTGATATTAAAATACTTTACTTTATATCTTTTATTCGTCACATCATAAGTGTATTGCCGTGATGCCATGGCACCTGCACGTGTTCTTTCTAAAGTATCTAAACCTTTAGGTACGCTGATGTTTTCAATCTGTTTATAATCTGCATTGATGTCACGAACTGACATCCCATTATCGTCAACTTCTCGTGTATAGTTCTGTTTGGTAAATTCTTGATAGATTGGATTGTTGTATAAAGATGATAAACTAACAAAATAGAATCCATCTCTATTTTCGAAAAACACAAAATCTGGTCTACCTGCCGTACTAACAGCTTGGTTAGTCAAGTATCTAATATTTTGTAATGGACTCCAAAAGTTGGAAATGTATTTAATGTGTTGTGTTGTCGGATCAATGATAAGACGTTTTCTAGATTCTAACCCAACTGCGTCATCTTGAATAAATGTTGGTACAATTTCTTCAACTCTTCCAGCAAATGTTTTACTGGTCTTTTTATTAATATCAACCAATGCTTCACGGGAGATGAAATGTAATTTGTATGTTTGAGTACGATCGCCCATAAGTTCACGCTCAGAAAGTTTATAGACATAATACTTTCCGATAATACTAGCATTTTCCATTGAGGGAGTTTGAATTTCTAACTCAAGGTTTTCTTCACCGATAATAGGAAACAAGTTAATCAAGTCCAAGCCATCTTTCATAATAAGATTGCCTGTGATAAATGGTGAAAAAATATCTTCAAATATAGATACAGCTTGGATCTGTTCAGTAATGTTTTGTGAAAAGCCAGTTGATGACGTCATCAATGCCTTAACAATCTTCACATCACCAGCAAATTTTAACTCTTGAGCAGATGTCGTCATTATAGTAGATCTTTATAATTTTTCAATATTGTTGCAATCATATTAGGAGCAAGAACCTTAATCCTACGTTTCTCTTCATTTAATGCTCTTTCATATTGGTCATTATATACAGCTGTGGCTTCTGGGTTTGATTTATCTACAATAAACCCTTCATGATCAACATAATGATGCACGGCATAATAAGCACTTGGTAAGAACATAGCAGATGGGAAAGTGCCTGGAGTTGCGTTTTGAATAGCAACAATCTGATCAATAATTTCTTGCGGTGTAATGTCTATACCACCAATTGGAGTAGTTAATCTAACATCACCTTCTTGGGCACGTGATACAAGTAGCCAAGAACGAGCATCAGAAGCATTAACTCTACCGCTGGAATCAATGTCAGCATAAGAGCCACCATAATATGTAGTAGTATCAGTTCCATTAGCCATAAAGTTTTTCAATGCTAATTCTTCTTCTGAATATGATGAATCAGGATATCTCACACCCATTTTTAAAACAACATTAGACAGAGTGTTAGTTACATCATTAGTGTTGAACACAACATCAGGGTAAGAACTCTCAATGTGTTTAACCAAAGCAGTTTCATCTAAAGGGAAATCGCTAATGTAATCGTAACGCTCATTCAATAGCATTAAAATCCAGTGATACTGAGAGTTACCATAAAGTTTCTCAGCAATAATTTCTGGAGTTTCACCATCTTGAACATCATACTCATCAAATTGCGTAACGTTTTTCATTAGTTCTTTTCGGAACCTAACGTTTCGAGTTATATCAGTAACGATCTCTGTTCTAATATCTTTATCTGCATATTTGAAATCATATACAAATCGAGGAAAATCTTTGAAGTACATTATAGACCTTCCTTAACAGTTTCTTTGGACAAGAGAGCAAGTTCTCTAAATGTCAATGTCATGTTAATCTGAGTTGGCATACCATTATCAAATGTAGTGAAGTTTCCATTAGGTGTATAGTTCAAGTTCATTTCGGTTAGAACACATGATGTGTGCTTATGGATATTGAGGTTTTCTTGTGCACCTTGATAATAGAAAATATCAAACTCAGAAGGATAGATGTATAAGAATTGGTTAGCGTCCTTAAACTCTGGATGCATGTGGTATTTAAACTCACGAATAATGTTCATAATATTTTCAGCTTCAGTAACATTACGTGGGAAGAATTGGTATTCGAAGTTAAACGTACGGAAGTCTACACCTTTAAATACTTGATCTTTCTTAGGGTTGTTCGCTAATCCTAAAGCAGCACTGACACCAGCAGTTCCAGGAGCATTACCTAATGTTAGAGCAGTAACAGCGTCACCGAGCGATGTGTTATTTTGGGCAATATCGCTAATTCCACCTGTGAAACCATTTTCACTAAACGCATTGATAACATCTGAGCCAACAGAGTTAGCCATTAATAGAGCAGCAGTATCTTCTTCACTGTATTGCACACCGTAACGGATCTGTAACTGATTAGGGATGTGCATAGCGATGGCAGTTTTCAAACGTTTCTGCGATCTTGTAGCATCTGGAGCACGTGTTGTGGCAATACCAGCACCAACTGTAGGGATCGCAGCGGTGGCAATACCTTTA